GTGTTCAGGAAATAGGCGGAAACAGAGATGTAAGAGTTGATGGAGATTTTGATCACTTAAGAATGACAAAACAAAATTCTGTAAAAGAAACCACACTAGAGGGGGATAAAAGAACTTTGGTAAAAGGTGATATGCAAGAGCACATCAATAAAGCAACGGAAAGAAAATACGGTGACGGTGTTACAGAACTTTATCAAAATGCAGCGGCAAGAACATATCTTGGTGCCTATACAGTAGAAAGTCATTTAGCACTTGGTATTGGTGTGGGAGCAAGCGTAGGTGGAGGGTCTGATCTTAGAGTGGGAGAACTATCAATCTATGCCGGAAAATCTGCCATCAGAACAGATTTAGATAATTACCTGATTTCTGGTGAGGGTAATGTTGGTATGCAGGGATTCAATAATGTATTCATAGATGCTGGTATTGTTGAAGATAGAAGAAATCCTGGCGCTAGTTTGAAGATTTATTCTGAAAATGTTTCCTTCTTTGGAGCAAAAAAGAATACAAATATCTTTGCAAGAGAAAATTTGGCACTGACTGCTGTGAAAGAGTTGACTCTACATGCCGTCAGCAAGATAAGAAAAAACAAAGAATTCGAAGATGGTGCTCCATTTAAAATAAACGAAACAGTTTATAACCCTGATGTGAGTATAGCACCCGATCCCCAGAAACCAGTTGATTTTATTAATTGTCCAGCAGGAAAATGGCTAAGAACTTCTGAAAAAACTAAGTGTAAGAGTATAAAATAAGTAATAAATACAAATAAAGGAATTGTATGAAAAGAACACTTAAAATAACAGATGTTGATTACAGTTTTAGGTCGCATCCTATTACTGGTAATCTCGTTATTAAAAGTGGTGAAGATGCTATAAAGCAGTCAGTAAAAACTCTTGTTTTGTTAAATTATTTTGAAAAACCCTTCTCTGTAATTTCTGGTAATGTAAAGGGTCTATTATTTGAAAATTTTAATATTGTTGAAGAAAACAAGTTAAGAAACAGAATTTTCAGTATTCTGGATCAATATGAACCAAGAATAAGTGTGGTTTCCGTAGACACACAGTTGTTGGAAAATACTCTAAATATTACCATCACATATACAATTATAGGAGAGGAATCACCAGAACAAGCAGTTTCTGTGGTGGTGACTAGAACCAGATGAAAACCAAAGAACTTAAAATAGCAGAAATAGAGTTTGATACAATCAAACAAAATTTAAAGAATTATTTAAAATCACAGAGCGAATTTACATCATACAATTTTGAAGGTTCTGCTTTAAATATTTTGTTGGATGTCATGGCATACAACACTTATTACCAAGCATATTATAACAATATGACGGTGAATGAAATGTTCTTAGATAGTGCTTCTAAGAGATCATCTATCGTATCAATAGCAAAGCATTTTGCTTATAGACCCAGAACAATACGATCCGCCAGAGTAGTAGCAGAAGTAGTATTGACATCCAATCTAGACACGGAAAAACTATCAAAAGGAACCAAGATAGTGGCATCGAAGTCTGGAGAATCTTTTACATTTGTGCTTTTAGATGATGCTCCCTTTTCCGCTTCCACTTTTGATTCGAATGGTCAAATATCTTCTATAACCACTGGTTCTATAGAGTTCGTGGAGGGAAGTGTTAAGAAGTATTCTTTCGTAGCAGATTCTGGCAAATCTTCGCAAAAATTCATAATACCTTTTGAAAGTGTCGATGCTTCTACACTAAAAGTAACAATACAACCAACCGCACAATCTGGCGAGTTGATTAACTATACAGAAGCAACAAATATAACCGAATTAGACGAAGACAGCACAGTTTACTTTTTGGAAGAAAATTCCGATGGATTCCTAGAATTGACTTTCGGTGATGGTATTCTTGGAAAAAGATTGTCTGACGGTAATATCATAAGAATAGAGATATTAGAATCGTCTGGTGAAGCAGCAAATGGTGTTGGATTAGCAAATTCTACCAACTCATTCAGCACACCAAGCATAGCAAGTTCTTCTGTAAGAGTGGTCGTACCTTCTACTGGTGGTTCGGAAGCAGAAACAAAAGAGTCAATTAGATTCAATACTACTAGAAATTTTGTAACTCAGAAAAGAGCGGTTACAAAAGAAGATTACAAAAACATAATCTTGAAAGATTTCCCAATAATAGAAGATGTTATTTGTTGGGGTGGAGAGGATAATACACCCCCATCATATGGTAAAGTTTTGCTCAGTGTAAAACCAAAAACAGGTGCTATTCTATCCAATCAAGAAAAATCAAGAATAATACAAAGTTTGACAGAAACGAAAAACATAGTAGGTGTACAAGTAGAATTTGTAGATCCTGACATTCTCTATCTGAACATTACAGTTAATGTAAAAATTGATCCTACTACACTTGCTGTTCCTGTAAATCAGTTAGTATCAGACATAAACACAGAAATATACGATTTCACTGAAGAAACATTGAACAAATTCGATAAAGATTTTTATGCTACTGATTTAGGAACTGTAATTCAGGATTTGAACGATAGTATAATCAGTAATGATATAGGTGTGTCTTTGGAAAAACGATTCGTTCCTATATTTGATGCCAAACCACACAACTACGAACTATATTTTAATAATGCATTTTACCACCCAGAAGACGGATATAAGAGTATCATTTCTTCCAATATTTTTGGTTACATAGACAACACTGGTTCCACATCTATAGATAGAGATTGTCAGTTAGAAGATGATGGAAACGGAAATGTAGTACTCTATCATCTTTTAAACAATAAAAAGATAGTACTAAATGCAAAAGCAGGAACTGTAGATTATTCGACAGGTAAAATAGTTCTTAAAAATTTCCAACCTTCTTCTTTAGTGGACGGATTGCCAATAATAATATTTGCAGTCCCGAACGAAAGAGATATAGTTGCGAAACAAAAAATGTTCTTGTTACACGAAAGACCAAGTTCTAGATCTCTCAAAGTAAGTACAACTCTAATACCATATAGAAACAGATGATAAAAATAATAAGTCCATTAAAAGATAGTTTAACTTTTAACAGTAAAATTACTGTTGAGTATGAAGTAACTGAGAACTCGAAGTTCACCAGTAAAGTTGTGTTTTTTGTTGATGATACTAAAATAGAAAAGACTGAACTTAAAGGTTCTTTTCAAGTTTCTAACATACTTGAAGGTAAACACTACCTTCGTTGCTACCTAATAAATCAATCAAACAAGATAATAATTGGTTCAGAAACTGATTTTGTTTTCTATACTAACGATGATGTAATTACAATTAAGAATAAACTGTCAAGTATAGTAAAGAATCAAATACCCTCTTTTATACGAGAAGATTACGACAATTTTGTTTCTTTCATACAAAAATATTACGAGTTTTTAGAAACATCAAACGATCCAAAATTAGTACCTTTCACCAGTGCTGATTTTTTCGATGTAGATAAAACATCTACATTTTTTATAGACAGATTTAGAAAAATCTTCATTCCAGATTTCCCTGCCGAACTAACCATAGACAAAGAAACAGGCAGAACTATAAATCTGTCTACTCTTATAAAAAGAGCGAAAGATTTTTACGAATCCAAAGGTACTAAGAATTCCATAAACTTCATATTTAGAATATTATACGATGAAGATGTAGAATTCTACTATCCAAGAGAACATCTATTCATTGCGTCGGGTGGTAATTGGATAGAAAAGAAATCTTTAAAATTCTTTGTAACGGACAAAGACAGAGCAAGAGCACTAGTGGGTAATGTGATTTACCAAAAAGTAAATCAAGCACAAACCGCCCAAGCAAAGGTTCTTTCTTGCACTATACAAAAACAATCCCCATACACTATCGCTGAAATAGAACTGTCTGAGATAGTGGGACAATTTAGTGACTCTGTTCCTTTGTATTGCGATATTGTCTATCAAGATGCAAAAGAAACAGTACAACTGACATTAAAAAGAGGAATAGGTTCTATAGAAATAACTTCTTCTGGATACAACTATCAAGTCGGTGATAGAGTCACTTTAGAAATAAACACCAATTCTGTTGGTGGTGGAGTTGGTTACATAGGAAAAGTATCAAAAGTAACAGCACTTGGACAGATTCAAGAAATACAATCAATCAATTTTGGTGTTAATTTTGAACAAAACTCAGAAGCATATTATAACATAATTATAGATTCTCTGAGAGGTACTGGATTTGTTGGTTCACCTCAAAGCACGGTATTGATGCGTTACGAAGGATATTATGGTACAACTAATGGTGTTCTGTCAGAAAGAAGTTTTATTCAGGACAACGATTACTACCAGACACATTCATATGAAATAAGTTCATCCGTAAATCCTACAAAATATTACGATACTGTCAAAAGATTGGCACACCCTGCTGGATATAAGTTATTTGGTAATTTAATTCTTAAAGATGAATTGACTTTAGTTGAGCAAGAAAAGACCAATCTAAACAGAATAGCATCATACTATATCGGAAACTTCTTAGCATACAGAATAAATGGAGATGTGAATCTTAGAAGCACCTTCCTAGACGGAAATCCTACCGAAGATCTTTTTCCTAATGGTTTCAATCACGAACAACCCGTTCCGCCAGATACAGATGGTTACTTTATACACGATCCGCAAGGAAACCCAGAAGCAAGAAATATAGATGGCGCAAATTATGGAAATTTGGACTTTCTTTTTCCTTTTGTTTCTGATGCAGATCAAAAATACAACTATTGGGTTCAATTTCCACACCCAAATACATTAATAAATACAAATGAATTTCAAGAGGAAATTAAAGATTTGAGAATAGTAGATCTTGCAGTTATAGATCTGGATCAAGCAATTATAGGGGACGAGTTCTAATGTTGACACATGCCATGAAATCTTCCTTTGTTAAGGAACTTTATAGAAGTTTTACTGATCCAAGATCTGTAGATAAGTATTTTATGTTCTATGGTGGTTGTAAACCAAGAGCAGACGAAAATGTAATACCCCCAGTACTGGATACTATAGAATACGAAAACTCTGTAAAAAGAGAAATAATGTTCTATAATTACATACTGCCTTCAGATGTATCTCTTATGATTCCCAGATATAACTGGACATCTGGAACAGTTTATCAACAATATGAAGACGATATTGATATTCTCAGTGGTAAAAAGTTCTATGTTATATTGTTGGAGGACGATGAACTTCGTGTTTATATGTGTCTTTCCAATAATTCAGGAGCGGCATCTACATATCCACCATCTGGAACCAGCACACAAGAAATACAAACCTCGGATGGTTATGTTTGGAAGTTTATGTACTCCTTGACAGAACCTATGGAAAAATTCATAACTGAACAATTTATTCCTATAGTAGAAATAAATTCTGTTTCTTTTAGTGACGAAAGAGCATTAGCACTAAATGTTAAATTAGATTCTGTTGCTGGGTTTATTGAAAAATTAACAATAGACTCTACTTCACCTGTATATACAGATCTAGTAAATTCATCTTTACAGGGAACACATACTGTAAGCACAACAGATAATTTGACTTTTACTATGAGTTTGAAGTCGGATATGGCAACTTCAAACAATTATTACAACAACAACTACATCGTTTATTTTGACACAGGTAAAGTCGGTACTATCAAGACATATACTATTTCAGGCAATACTGCTACTATAGAATTATGTGAAATATATCCAAGCACCGATACTGAACAAGGTTTAATTAATACTGGGGATGTGGTTTCCATACTTCCAAAAGTCAACATTGTAGGAAATGGTTATGGTGCTGTAGTTGTTCCTATTTTTGAAAATAACCGACTAGTAGATTTTAATATTCTTGACGGTGGTACAAATTATAATTACGCAAATGCTTATTTAATGGCAGGAGACGACATTTCCGTTTCCGTAGTAATTCCTCCTGATGGTGGTTATGGATTTGATCTTTTCGATCAGTTCAAACCAAAACATTTAATGATTAAAAAGGAATTTAAATATTCCCAAATACCATCTCTTAGTGAGAAATTCTTCGCTAATGGTGCAGTTATGCGCCAATATGGTATTGTTAAAAATATCAAAACAAGCGAAGAGTTTGTCGTTCCAAACAATTACCAATCTTTCAATATGACTCTCGTCGTAGATCAAAATGCTGTAATTATTGATGACAATTATTTCTTAAATGATGTTTTGGATTTCAATATAAACGACATAATCAACAACTCTACTCACATCATAGGAGCAGACACTTTCTCAAGTGCAAAAATTGATGATATTGGCGTTAATTCTGAAAACTCCAAATTGATAAATCTAACTTTAAGTGAAGTTAAGGGTGTATTTGAAAATGCCACATTTAATCTTTCTGGTGACATATCATCTGGAGAAAGAATAATATTTGTAAAAAGAACTACAGACAGTAACAATATTAGTAACAATTTGAGTATAATTTCCTCTCCAAAAAGCGTTTATGGACTGACACAATCTTTCAATCCCATAAATCTACCAATAAACCTAAGAACTTCCGCTATACAAAAGATACAACTTTCCAGAACAGGATCTACGGTTCTAAACAGCACCATAATTCCTATAGGATCCTATCTGTACAGAGAAGCAACAGAGACTACAGATGCTGCTTCTGCTTTTGTTTTGTCTATGGAAACGGAAACTGTAGTTGGTTCTAATTCTACAAATTACATCTATGTTTTACCAGAGAAGGGATCATTCTCTGTTTCCGATACTTTAAAATGCGTAAAAGATCCTTTTGATAGCGAAATAGAATTATTCAATGCTTCCTGTGCAGGAAATACAGGAGTAACAGTAACTTTATCACAAACATCTTCAAATTATGATGATGTCGAAGTTAATAAATATAGCGGAAATGTTCTATACATAGAAAATATAGAACAAATAGAAATGTCAACTAATACAATCTTTACAACAAGAATCCTATTAGGATTTTAATCGGAGTTAATCATGCCTTATAAGCATTCAGAGTTGCAGTCAAATAGTCCATACTATGACGATTTTGAGGACGCAAAGAACTTTTTAAAGGTTCTTTTTAAGCCTGGTTATGCAGTTCAAGCAAGAGAACTTACACAACTACAGAGTATTTTACAGTCACAAATTTCTAAATTTGCTGATCATATTTTTGTAGATGGTTCTCAGGTTATTGGTGGCAAGATTAATGTATCTCCAGTAAACTATATTCGTGTTAATAAATTGCTGTCCAGTTCAACTGGTGTCATAGGAACGGAAAGTTCCGACACTTATTTGGAAGGACTCAAGAGAACTGCCACATCATACAATGATGCGGATCTGCAAACTAATCAAATAATCGGAACAATCGAAAAAACACAAGTAGAAGTATACAAATACGATACTGATACTGGTCTTTATGCAACGGAGTCCAGTGGCACTTTGTTGATGCTGCACTATGAGGAATCTGGTTATAGCGTTCAAGACGACTATACTGTATTGTTTTTCCTCCCACTCACTGGCAGTGATGATGGAATATCTTCTCTGGATCTTTTAAAGATCAAAGATCAAGATGTATACTTTAAAGTAATCAATCCAACCAAAACATCAAATATTTTCGATGTTGCTCCATTTGGAACTGCAAATATAGTTTCGGTTGATGATGGTATATTCTATCTTGATGGTTTGTTTGTCAAGAATTACAATCAAATACTAGTACCTTATTACGATTCTACAGATCCAGATACATCTAATTTGGCATTTACAGAAGATGGTCTTTTGTCCGAAAATGCTGACAGAAATGTTAGACTATTTACATATCCTACCGTAAGAGTAGGTCTGACTGCAAACAAAACAGCAGTTACTGTTCTAGAAGATAGTACTCTGCGAGATCCCGCGAGTGGTTTCTACAATTCAAATGCGCCTGGAGCAGACAGATATACTATTAACCTAGATCTTTCTCAACTACCTTTTGATACACAATCCGTTGATGTTGATAATTATTCTAACAGTGATTTCATTCAACTTGCAAGATTGGTAAATGGTAAAGTCGATTGGATAAGAAAACTTACAAATTATTCAGAAATTTTGGAAATATTTGCAAGAAGAACATACGATGAATCTGGTTCTTACACAGTAGTTCCATTCCAATTAGAAGTAAAGAATCACCTTAGAGATGATTATTATGAAATAATAGTTAAGAACACACCTCCAGATTTTTCAATAGGTACATATATTTTTAGTCAAAATGGAGTAAATCCTTTCCAAGAAAATCTGTCTGAAGCATCTTACGGTGTATTAGAAGTAATTAATATTACACCTTATGACGATTTAAAAGCACAAGAAAATTTAACAGGTTCACCCAGTATAGTAAGAGTTAGATCTAAGAACTCTACAAGAGTTGCATTTGATATTTCTTCTGACTCTTTTGGATATGGTATACTGAATTACAAAAGTTCTAGCATTACTCCAACAAATACAGTATTGGTTAAATTGATTTCTTATCAAGTAGATCCGACAGGAACATATTCTACTCAGGACATACCTGTAGGGGACAGCACAAAAATGGTTCTTGCTGTTCAGCCTGGTAAAGCATATGTTTATGGGTATGAATATGAAAACAGTTTCCCTAAAAATGTAGAATATTTAAAGAACGATAATTCCAGTACCGTGCAAGAAGAAATAACTGTTTCTTCTAGTTCTTTATTAGGAAATTATGTTATAGGTTCGTTCCAAACAAATCAAAACAGTTCTTTCCCTGATTGGGAACTTTTACCAAAATTCAAATTAAATAGCGAAGATTTGTTTGTTCTTGTAATGGAACAAGGAGAAAATACTCAAGTAACTGCTCCAATATATTCTTGGAGTCCTTACGCTCTTTGGACATCAGACAATACAAATTATATGAAACTATCGGCAAATATTAATAGTCAACTTCCTTATGAGAGCGTTATTTTTGTTGAAGATGTTACTGGACAACTTGGTCAGTTCAATTCACAGTTTTTTGATGGATCCAACACCACTGCCTGTAACGGAAGATCTAGTCCATACAATTACATCGCTGGTCAAAATTCCAGAATAAATCACAAACTTAAATTAGTTTCTTCTCGTATCACTAATATAGTGAAAGCATCGTTTATCGAAGAAGCGGGTTCCAGTACCGGCTACCATGAAGATTTTATTCAAGCATATGATCCTACTAATACTACGGAAGCCAGTGCAGGAAACTCATCTACAACTGGAAATACAGTAGTAAAGCAATTAGACTCCGATGGAAATATAGTAGCACAAGGTTATTGCTATAGATTTGTGGCAGGAAACGGCACTAATAGATCTGATGCATATATCCAACAAACAAGTGAAGATGCATTTATTTCTTCTGGTCCAGAAGCAGGTGTTTTATATCAACACAATAATCAAATTTCTACTTCTTGGGGTAGCAGTATAAGCAGAATATCTCAATTAGATGGTGTTTATAAAATAACAACCCTAACAGGAGACAGTACAGAAGGTATAAGTTCTTTACCTTATAATTATTCTTCCGATGCACCAGCAACAAACGAGTTGACAGAAGTACAAATAAGAAGAATTACAAATAATGAAAGTCTTGGAACTATAACAGCAAAAGGTTATATTTTTGCTTCTTTGGCTTCATCAGATCCAAGCACAACAGTACCACAAACATTATATTTACATATTCTAGAATCTAA